CAGCCAGGTCGCAGAAAGAACTTTCGTGCTAGACATGGTTGTGACAGCAGGCCACCGTCTAAGATGACAGCTAGGTATTGGTCATGCAAGAAATGGTAAGTTATGGGTAAGAAAGACGCATGTTATCATAAGGTGAAGAGCCGCTACAAAGTTTGGCCGTCAGCATATGCTTCAGGGGCCTTAGCTAAATGTAGGAAAGTTGGCGCTTCTAATTGGGGCAACTCTAAAGTTAGAAAGACCACCAGAAAGAAGAAATGATATGGCGGTCAGAAAAACAGCAGAGGGAGCAAAATTAAAACGATGGTTCAAGGAGAAGTGGGTTGACGTTCGCACGGGGAAGGCATGTGGCAGACGTAAAGGTGAAAAACGGGGTACTCCATATTGTCGCCCATCCAAGCGTATCAGTTCTAAGACTCCCAAAACATCTAGTGAACTTAGTGCATCCGAAAAGAAAAGCAGGATCGCACAGAAAAAACGACTCGGACAGCCAGCAGGTAAGCCAAGGCGAGTCCAGTCAGTGAGGAGAAAAAAGAAATGACTAAGAGATGGTTAAAAAATATAAAGGATGGCGAGATTTATGGGTGGAATGAAATCCTAGCCGCTAATCCTTTGACTAAAGAAGTTACTGAGGAAGAAGCATTCCCAGAAAAATTTATAACTAAAAAACAAAAAGGGCGTAAAGCTAAGGTTAACATGGAGACAGAAGTTGTGGATGACACACCTAAAGTTTCTGCAGAGCTAGAAGAAGAGGCTACAAAAGGGTTAACCAGAGCTAGAAATGATAAAGGACATTACATAGCTGATGACCCTGATACGCCTGAAAATGAGGCTTGGGTAGATGATTCTAAATGATGTTATAGCGGATGTCCGTGATCTAATACAGGATACAGATACTAACACACAGCGTTATTCAGATGCTATGTTGTTAAAGTTTGCTAACCAGGTATTGAGAAGAACAGCTATATTTAGACCTGATTTGTTTTCAGTACAGGCAGATCTCACATGTGCCGCTGGTACAGTGGTGCAGTCAGCTCCTGCCGACTCTATTAGATTGATGGAAGTTTACTATAACACTAGTGGTAACGGTATTATAGAAACCACACGAGAGGTTTTAGATCAAGCATATCCTACTTGGATGACTGATAATGCTGGTTCCACAATTAACTGGATTAGAAATATACGTAATCCAAACAAATTTTTTATTTACCCTAAAGCCCCAGCTGCTCATCAAATAGTTATTGAGTATGCTCAGACTCCACCAACTTACACAGGAGCACAAGTAGTGGCTTTACTGCCTGATGCATACTTTCCTGCTATTGTAGATGGCACAGTATTTTTAGCGGAGTCTATAGATAATGAGCATGTTAACTCAAATAGAGCTGCACTTTTCCAACAGTCTTTCTCGCAAGCACTTGGTATATCTTCGCAGACTCGACAGATCACTGATACAGAAGGCGGTGGAATATCTGAAGAGGAGGTTGTCTAATGCCAAGGAGATACGACAGCTTAGTGCCACGACTCTCACCAAGTGTCCCAGGTTGTCCTCAGCCTGTTATAGAACAATATGTTCGGGATGCCGCTATAGAAGCGTGTGAGAAAACTCTGGCATATAGGCACATACAAAACAAAATACCTTTGACAAGCGGAGTGTATGACTATCCCTATGACCCCCCAACTAACACTGAGGTTCATGCGGTATTAAGTTCTTCGATTGATGGTACACATATGACAGCACTGCCATTAGAGGAGTTTCAAGATAGATTCCCCAAGTGGCCCGACTTTGTGGTTGCTGAACATGGTGTTCCAAGATTCATCTCACAACTTGATGCTGATACATTTATTGTAACGCCAACGCCTGATAATCTTAAAACATACGAACTACGTATGGTCATAGCAGTAAAACCACTTCGTACATCATACGATATGGACACTACGGCGTTTGACGAATTAGAAAATATTATAATGCACGGAGCACTTCAAAACCTATTGATCTTACCTGAGCGAACGTGGTCAGACAGAGAGTTAGCTGCGTATCACGCTAAACAGTTTTTATATAAAACAGCAGAGCGTAGAGCTAGAGCTAATCTTGGTGCAGCTAGAAACTCGCTACGTGTTAAACCAGTAGCTTTTGGATGTTGAGGTGATGTATGGCTGATGTAATTAGATTAGTAAAAGGTAATTCAAAACCTGACATTATACTTACTTTAACAGATGATAATACAGCATCTGCAATAGATCTAAGTGCTGGAACTACCACTGTTACTGTGAAGTTTCGTAAACAAAATACAACCACTGTTTTATCTACAATATCTACAGTTAAAGTAGGTGGTGGCACTACAGGCCAAGTACAATTTGATTTTTCTGGGAATGTATTAAATGTAGACCCTGGAATGTATGAAGGCGAAGTAAATATAGATTTTAATGGCGCTATCCAAACTGTTTATGATGTTATGAAGTTTAGAGTACGGGATAACTTCTAATGGCTAACATACGTCTTAAAGCCGCTTCTATAGGTGGGTTGGCTTTAGATGTATCAGCCAACACAATAAACGCCACACATAGTGACGCTGGTGTATCTCTTGATGTAGAGCTTGTAGACAGTGAGATAAGCCTAGTCTCAGAACCTGTAATTACTGATGTAGTATATAGACTCAAAGCAGAGCCACAGAATCACGAGATACTCTTACGATTTAAAGCTATCCCTGTAGAGAATCTACCTGCTGTATCGTTCCCTGTAGTGGACAGTGATCCTGTGTTTAATATACAGCCACTGTTTCTTGACACTGTAACTCCAACACAAGACATAGTGTTTAGTGTAGCACAAACGTTAGCTGACACAGCTACCATAACTGACACTCCGTTTATGAGTGTAAGTATACCATTAGCTGATTCCTTTAGTGTAGCTGATGCTCCAGTGTTTACCGTTGGTTTCAATCCAGAAGATACGGTTAACACAGCTGATGATCCAACGTTTAGCGTGTCAGCTACGATGGCTTCTGACTCAGTTACTATGTCTGATGTGTTTGACTTTACTAGAATTTTACCTACTCTTACGCCAGCAGACAGTGTGTCAGTTTCTCAAAATATAGTTTTACAAACCACTAAGCCCGTGGTAGATTCAATTAGTGCATCTGACAACACGTATGAGATAGGTGCATTCTTTGAGGGAGACGGCGGGCTATTTAATTCAGCTGGGTTGATTAGCGAGACGCCTCCTTTGAATAGAGAGTTTGCGCTGCAACTCTTTAGCACTTAACGGAGGCATGTATGTTTGATGATGAAATTAAAGTTAAGGGTCAGCTAAGTATATTACTTATTGATGAAATGGGTGTTGTAAAAGATGAGCGTGATCTTGATAACTTAGTTGTAACTGCAGGTAAAGGGTATATAGCGTCACGTATGAAAGACGCTACAGCCACTGCTATGAGTCATATGGCAATAGGTACAGGCACTACAGCAGCTGCTGCAGGTCAAACAGCATTAGTTACAGAAGCAAACAGACAAGCGCTAACAAGTACTAATGTGTCTGGTGGACAGATTACATATTCGTCAACATTTGGTAACGGGCAAGGTACAGGTGCTTTGACAGAAGCAGCTATACTTAATGCATCTAGTGGCGGTACTATGTTATGCCGCACAGTGTTTAGTGTAATTAACAAAGGTGCAAACGATACACTAGCAATTACATGGACAGTAACGGTGTCGTAGATGACAAACTATTCGTTAGTAAAAACAGCCAACAGTGCTAAAGCAAGTTTAGCAGGAGGCATTTCTGCTAACCAAGGTACTTTGTCTTTATTAGGTGGAGAGGGTGGTAAGTTTCCTGCGCTTAATGCTGATGAATATTTTTACATAACAGTTACGTCTCAAGCTCTTGCTACTAATACAGAAATTATGCGTGTAACTGCTAGAAATGCAGATACATTTACTATTAAACAAGCAGACGGTTCTGCTAGAAATCTAAACAATACTTTTTCAGCTGGTGATTCTGTAGAGATACGAACTACAGCTAACGCTACCAATGATTTATTTGATTTAGAT